GCTGTACTGTAACCAGATGCATTCATTGCTGAAATCTTATTAATTTTAGCTGTACTTAAAGAAGTTGTTGTACGAGGAGTAGCTCGTTGTCTAAGATCATCAATGTCTGTATGATTTAGAATCTGCATGAGTTTGTTCTCGCTGATGGCTCCTGCCTGGATGGCTTCCCATTCACGATCAGTAATCTTTATGGGCTCCCTCTTGGCGCCGACAATAGCACGTGCCCTAGTTAACTCTTGTTGACTGAGTTTCTTTATTTCACCAGGAGTCATATCAGGATGCTCCTGTTTTTTAGCGGCTACAACAGCGTTGGCTATAATCTGTGCTCTTCTCTCTCTAGGGGCATTCTTTAGTGCCACATTGAGCTTGGCTGTTAGAGAAAACACATCTGTTTGATAGGTCTTCTTGGCAGAAGATGAGTATTCTATTTTACCGGTATTAACCATCTCCTTGCGTGCCTGGTTCGCTAAAGCCTTCATCTTATTAGCATACTCGGCATAGGCTCTTTCGGCCGGGGTGTTAGCATCTGACACAAGAGTAAATGCGTCATCAGTTTCCGCCATCTTAGTAGATTGTTGTGTTCTAGTTTTTACTTTTCCTGTTTTGCCAACGTATGTTTCCGCTGGTTTGTAAATGTAAGCACTTTCTGGTAAGGTGGGATTATACCAATCTTTATCTGCCTTATTGGCAACTCTATTGTATAACAGGGCTCCTTCAGGACGAGTTGGATCATACCAAGGCTTGTCTTTTGTGTTAATTTTGGGACTGCCTTGTCTTTTATCTACATATACTTCAGACTTAGCCCTAGAAATTAAAGTCGAAGCACCTTCGTGATAACGGCCGTCATCGTCATAAGTTCCTTGATACTTTTTCTTAAGAGAAGCGATACCATTGTCGATTTCACTCTTTTTATAATCAAGTTTATGCTTTTCAGCATCAATAACAACCATGCTATGACGAACTGCTCTTGCTATTTCATCTTGTGTAGCACCTTTCAAAGTCATATCGGTGATAAGGTTTGAAATTATACCCATCTCTGTTTGAGTATTTTTCATATACTTCATTCCAGGTCGTTCGGGGTATTCCATTTTAGGGTCAAATCCTTCCAATCCTTTTAAAGGAGGAGTAGAAGTAATTTTTACTTTACCACCTGTAGGAATAACCATAACAGTGTCGCCATCGAAATCGGCTCCAGATAACCTCGCGGCAACTTTACTATTAATTCCAATAGCATCAGCAGGAGTATTTCCTAAAACTCGCTTAGCTTCAGCATATTTGTTATTAACAGTCAAAATTGGAATTTCGAAAGTACCGCCGTGAGGAAAACGAACAAGAGCCACTTGTTCTCCGTTCTTATAATTAGGAGCGTAAACCTCGTTATCCTTTATCGAAGTGAAAGGTAAAATAACATGATACTTCTGCCGTGGTAAAGCTGCTGCTTGAAGATGAATGGCTGCTGCATCACAATCATCAGCAAAAGATTTGAGTAACACTTTCTTTACTGTTGGATTAGTAAGTGAACAAATCTCATCAAAATCAGCTTGTTTGTCGGCAGCTACTAAATTTAGCTGTTTCTTAACAAGCGTAATACTTTGCTTTGACAAAAACTGAGAAGGAAGACCGTCTTTCCAGTCTCTCCAATCTCCTTCTTCAGCACGCTTGTTGATAAGCGACAATTGTTTCTTACCATTTTTGTCATAATAATAGCTCTGTCCGCCCTTAACACCATTATCTTTGTCGGGATCCGTGATTCCAGTCTTAATAAGAGAACCAAAAGGATTATCAGGATCGTTGCTGATGTCTTTAAGAACGTCCATTTTTGGAACGTTTTTACTTTTGTTAGTATTAAAAATAACATCGACCCCATCTGGCATGTCGTCAGAATATACAGCCATTCCTTTTATGTATTTTTTACCATCCACAAGAATACGGACCTGAGCATAATGGGATTCGCCAAGAGAAAGATCTTCGACACCTCTTCGAATTTCGACGAGTCCATCTTTTTCTTTTCCTCCCTCTTCGGCATAACGAATTTTTAGTCTACTGGAATCCATGCTCTTTGGATAGACCCATACAGGATCAAAGGTTTCTCCACCATCATGAGACACATAATCCTTAACAGAATTAATTTTATCAAAATTATAAATTTCTTTATGCTCAGTGCCAGGAGGACAGAGAACTTTGATATTAGTTTGCTTTCCAGGATTAGTCGCTTGCGGAACACCACCGCCATAAACTTTATAGCCTTCCATTTCGAGAATATAAAGAGCTTGATTCATTTTTTCTCTTGAAATTCCGAGTTCACGCTCAACCCCAGCACCAACATCAATCATACCTTTTTCATCGACTTGTTTTTTAAGAAATTCAGCGGCATTTTTAGCTTGTTTCATACGGGCTTCGGCTTCTTCGTTAAGAAGGGAACGTATAGAGGAATCATTTTTATATCCCATCTTTTTTGCAATCTCATTAAGAGAATATCCCTTCTCTCTTAAACTTTTAGCTGTGGCAACTTCGAGAGCTCTTCTTTCATCTTTTGCTAATCCGACTTGTGTTCTAAGTTGAGTAGTTGTTAGTCCCATGTATTCTGCTACTTCTTTCTCGCTCATACCGGATTTCTTTAATTCGTTTACTCTGCTGAGAAAATCGCCGCTATGCTGATACGGATTTTTACCTGAACCCCAAGGATAACGTCCAGAACGTCTTGGCATTCCGTAATGCATTAAAATATCTTTCGCTATGGGATTCATAGTTTAAACCTCCTCCGATTTGATTTTATTAATTAACTTATCAAAAGTAATAATTTTATCCATGATAGGAACAATATCTTCAACTGTCGGATTATGATATAAAATTTGGTCTGACTGATATATTCGTAATTCAATATTAATATCAGCAGGATTAACTTTATATTCCAAACAAAAAAGAGCAGCATATATTTCAAGCTGCTCCATATGTGCCGGAATAACCCCAGATTTAAAATCGTGGATCCTAAGCATTTTATTTCTAAAGGAAATAGCATCGGCTGTGCCGAAACAGTTTTCCGAATAATATAAAGGTTGCTCAGGAGTCATTCTAAAACCAATTGCATCATTCACGTACATGTTTAAGGTTTTTCTCGACTTCGGTAATTTTTGTCCAAGTCTAATGCATTGAGCTGCAAATTCATGAAGTTCTGTTCCTTTTTGAGCAGCCATAAATTTCGAATATGCTTCAATTAGTTTATGTTCATCATAATTAATCCAATGATATTTGCTAGCTCCAAGAAACGCATGTTGTCCCTCAAGGTTTAAATGCTTGTTGAAGTTCATGCAATACCTCCTCCTTATTTTCTGGACATATGAATCTCGAGAAAGACATCTCATTCATACGTCCGACATAGTATTCTTGGTTAGGTTGTTTCTTGGCACCTCTATGTTTTTTACATTCCAGAGTAGCCCACTTATCTTTGTATAAAATTAATAGGTCGGGAATTCCTTGAATATAACCCGAGTCAAGTTTCATTACCATACATCCAGGAAATATCATTTTTAATTCTTTTATCAGACTTGATTGAAAGTCTCTTTCTAATTTAGAACTACTAGCCATAAGTGGGCCTCCTTTCTTTTAAAAATGTGCAAACACAAAAGAGAAAGTAACGCCGGTCGCGTTATAACCCTTTCTCTTCATAAAAGAGCATGTTTTTTTCGCGAAGCTAAAAAATATCCAAATAAAATAAGAGTCCATTGTTTAATACTTCTTAGGAAGAACTTTTTAAAATATCTATTAACCTTTAAAAATTATTTGTGGTGATAGGATTTCTTGCAAAATAATCGCTTTTTAAGCTTGTGGCCAAATGCCCACTTTTTTTCGTTATTTATATATATTTATTAAACTTTTTATCGCAATTAAATAAGAAAAAAAAGTGGGAAAGTGGGCAGAAAACCCGCAAACCCGCATGAATACTGGGTTTCACCAAGCCCACTTTTGTTTTTAAAAGTGGGCAGAAAGTGGGCAAATGGCCACTTTTTCTCCCAAAATCGTCCGAAAACGCTTCGAAATTCTAACCAAAAGTGGGCATAAATTTCACAAAACTGGCCAAAAGCCCATTTTACCCAAAATAAAAGTGGGCAGAAAGTGGGCACATTTTTAGCTTATTTTAAAGATTGTACAGACACAAAGTAAAATAAATCTGTCATTCAAATTATTTCACCTCCTTTCAGAACCGGTCGGTAGTAACCGGTAATACGGCTAATATAACGATAAATAGCACCAAGCCCTTCAAGTTTTTTATTTCCAATTACAACTGTCGGAGCTTGCATAATCTTTAGACTCTTAACTAGCTCAGAATTATCTTCCGCCATAATTTTTGTAAAATTAACTCCCGCATCATTTAAAATCTTTTCAGCTTGTATACATTTTGGACAGGTTTTTGTTACAATCAATTTAACGTTATCGCGAATATAGTTAGAGAAGTAAAGCAGTCGATCTTTAAACTCCTGCACCTTTCCGCTATTCCAATTCTGAACCGGTCGGTAGTAACCAGTAATACGACTGTATATTTCAGTGCCTTCACCACAAACCGGACAAGACTTTACTTCTCCGGCTAAATATCCATGGTTCTTACAAATAGAATAAGTAGGGGAGATGGTGTAGTAAGGAAGCTTGTAGTTTTCGGCGATTTTACGAACCAGATTGGCAGCCGATTTCCAATCAGGAAGCTTCTCCCCAAGAAAAGCATGAAATACTGTTCCGGACGTATACAGTGTTTGAAGTTCATCCTGAATATCAAGGGCCTCAAAAATATCATTGGTATAACCTACAGGCAGATGGCTCGAATTGGTGTAATACGGAGTTCCATTTTCATTAGCGGTGATTATGTCCGGATATAATTTCTTGTCATGCTTAGCAAAGCGGTATGCTGTAGACTCGGCAGGTGTAGCTTCTAGATTGTAAAGATCACCATAAAGCTCCTGGTAATCGCTTAGACGCTCTCTCATATGATTCAGGACATCCTTAGCAAACTGCTGCACCTCAGGAGCGGATAAATCTTTACGCAGCCATTTAGCATTAAGCCCCGCTTCGTTCATACCAACAAGACCAATTGTGGAGAAGTGGTTATCAAATGTTCCCAAATATCTTTTGGTATAAGGATAAAGGCCAGCGTCTAAAAGTTTAGTAATAAATGTTCGTTTAATTTTAAGAGAGCGAGCTGAAATATCCATCAAATGGTTAAGTCGTTCGTAGAAGTCTTTTTCGTCCGTAGCCAGATAAGCAATTCTTGGCAAATTAATAGTAACTACACCAATTGAGCCTGTGGACTCCCCAGAGCCAAAATATCCACCGGACTTTTTGCG